GAAGTTATTCTTATGTGTGGAAAAGGTAGTGGTAAAGATCATACTTCTACCATTGGCTGTGCTTATATTGTCTATAAACTTTTGTGCCTCAAAGATCCATCGAGGTATTTTGGGAAACCATCGAACGATGCAATAGATTTAATTAACGTTGCAGTAAACGCACAACAAGCAAAGAACGTATTCTTTAAAGGATTTAAATCAAAGATTGAAGGCTCACCTTGGTTTGCAGGAAAGTATGAAGCAAAGGTAGATAACATAGAATTTAATAAAGCAATTACAGTTTATTCTGGACACTCAGAAAGAGAGTCTGCAGAAGGTTTAAACTTAATGCTTGCTGTTCTTGATGAAATTTCTGGATTTGCTATGGAAACAGGAACTGGAAACGATCAGGGAAAGACAGCAGATAACTTATACAAAGCATTTAGAGGCTCTGTTGATTCACGTTTTCCAGACTTTGGAAAGGTAATTCTCCTTTCATTTCCAAGATATAAGGGTGACTTTATTTCACAAAGATATGAAGATGTTGTTGCAGAAAAAGAAACTGGTCTTAGAACACATGAATTCATAATTAACCCAACACTTTCTGATGATGACCCAACAAATAAATTTACAATTGAGTGGGAAGAGGATAACATTCTTAGTTACAAATATCCTGGAGTATTTGCATTAAGAAGACCTACATGGGAAATGAATCCCACAAGAAGCATTGAAGATTTTAAAATAGCATTCTTTACAGATCAGTCAGATGCATTAATGCGTTTTGCTTGTATGCCCACAGTTTCATCAGATGCATTCTTTAAGGATAGAACTAAAGTCGAAAAGGCACTGTCAAGACATAACCCATTAGACAACAATAGAAGATTTGATTTTAATTTTAAACCACAAGAGGATGTTGAATATTTTGTTCACGCTGACTTAGCACAAAAACATGACAAGTGTGCAGTATCTATTGCACATGTTGAAAAGTGGGTAAGTGTTCAGTCATTCAATAACTATGAACAGGTTATGCCATTAGTTGTTGTTGATGCTATCGCATACTGGGAACCAAGACGTGAAGGTCCAGTTGATCTAAGTGAAGTTAAGAATTGGATTATTGATTTAAGAAGACAGGGTTTTAATCTTGGACTAGTTACATTTGATCGTTGGCAATCCTTTGATATTCAAAATGAATTAAAACAGGTGGGTATAAAAACTGAAACACTATCTGTTGCAAAAAAGCATTATGAAGACTTGGCAATGCTTGTTTACGAAGAAAGAGTTGAAGCACCACATATAGACATACTTTTAGAAGAAATGTTTGAGTTAAGAATCATGGGTAATAGAGTAGACCATCCTCGTAAAAAGTCAAAGGACTTGGCAGATGCTATGTGTGGCTCTGTTTATAATGCTATTAGCAGGTCACAAAAGGACAGAATAAAAGAAGTAGAGGTTCATACATGGTCAAGAGGTGGGGTAGACAATGACTCTATCAGAGATGATGACTACGGATATGAAAAAGAAAGAATTGCTGGAAGGTCACTAAACAACTGGAATGGTGGGTTCAGATTGATATGAGCGATATGGAAGACTTCAGTGAAGAACAGAAAGAATATGTTAATAGATTTTTAGAATTAATGATTGAACTAGGTGCTATAGAAATTTCGGGGTATGACTCAAAAATAGACTCTTTTACATATACCATTACTCCTAAGATGAAAGAACTTATTCCAGAGTTCTTTGAAGAACATATGAAATTTATAAATCAAATAGCCTTTGATCTATGGAATCAGGGATATGTAGAAATTAAATTTGAGGACGAAGGTCCTTTGGTAATGCTTAAAGAGGACATAGACTATCCAGCCATACTTGATGGTTTAAAAGATGAAGAAAGAATGTTTTTAGAGAACATGCTCAACTACGATAACGGTGGTATAATTTAGTTATGCCTTACGATATTAAGAGAAACTATGGTGGTTGCAAGGGTTATGCAGTAGTTGGTCCATCTGGATCACACGGATGCCACCCATCACGTAAAAAGGCAATCGAGCAACAAAGAGCCTTGTATGCTGCTGAAGCACAGGCTAAAAAATCACATGATGATGTAATTACTAATGAAGATACCCCAAATACAAAGCCACATTCTTTAGAAGAGTGTGAAGACAAAGAAAATTGTCCAGAGCATATGGGTAAAAAATCTCCATGTTGGGATGGATATGTGCAACGTGGTATGAAACCTGGAAAAGATGGAAAGATGGTTCCAAACTGTGTTCCAGTAACTAAATCAGATTGCTGCCCAGACATGACAAAAGCAGAAGGATGGGAAGGTCAGTCTTTATATGAAGAATTACCAGAACCAGAAAAAGTTTTAGCAAATAAATTATTAGAATTAGCAGATGAAGTAGGTCCACTAGATAAAGCAGAAGGAATCTGGGTTGGATATGTTGATGGTAGTCAAAACGACAACCTATCTATAGGAATTAAATGTGGCAATTGTGCACTTCACAAATCAGAAAATTCTTGTATGATTTTATCTATTCCAATTGAAGAAAATGGTAATTGTAGATTTGCTGTAGTTCCAAATTCTAGAGTAAATACAGACATGATAATGGATGATGAAATGACAAAGAGATCAATAGAAGATTTAGATTTAAGACCAACAGAGTCTATGGCAAATAATGCACGTAGAGGGCTAGAATTAAGACGTAAGTTTGGAAGAGGTGGCACAGCAGTTGGTGTTGCTCGTGCAAGAGACTTAGCAAATAGAAAAGAATTAAGTCCAGAAACAGTAGCAAGAATGTACTCTTTCTTTTCTCGTCATGAAGTAGATAAAAAGGGTAAAGATTGGAATAACTCAGAAAGACCATCCAATGGAAAAATTGCATGGCTTCTTTGGGGTGGAGACTCTGGATATGCATGGGCTAGATCAAAATGGAATGCTATACAAAGAGTTAGAGCACAAAAATCAAACGACCCAGTCTGGTATGGATCAGCGTTTGAACTTAAAAAAGATATTGACAACGGCTTCTAAATAGTATAGAATATTATAAAGGAAACGGAGTTGTAATGAATGGAAATAAAATCCCAGAAGATACTTTACAAGTTATGCTTAATTATTACAGGAACAAGTGCAGCCAACTTGAGTATGAATTTTTACTTTATAAGGCAACTGCTGAAAAACAAATTGCTGAAATTCAGTCAATTGCAGACAGTAGACGAAATGCTCAAAATACCACAGAGTCCAGTAATTAGTGAATTTGAAAATCAAACAGCAAAATTTTTATCAAAGATAAAAACTAGTTTTGCTATCGTAAATGACAAGGCATATTGGGTGAATGACAACAAAGTTTACGAATCATCAATTCGTCCTAACGGAAGTATAGATATTAAAAATGCCAAAGTCATTGATGTTTTTTCAATGTCAGATAAAGAGATGAAATCTCTTTTAAAGATCATAGATAGTTTAAAATAGATGAATAATTTTCAATTGATTTATACCTTAGTGTTTTTTACTTGCTCTATATTATATACAGGATATAAGATAAACAAATTATCAGAAAGAGAACCAGAAATTGTTAACATAGAGGTTATTGACAACAAAGCCCAGTGGGTGTATGATAGTAAGATATATTACGCTGATGTTATTAATGGAAAAATTGATAACTCAACAATGAAAAGAATAGAGATATAAAGTGATTATCGCAGTAGAGGGAACCAAAGGGTTTTCTGATTATGAAGTTTTTATGAGAGCAATGGGTGTTGCTTTATCTACGCCAACTGTAGATAGCGACATTCAAGTGTGGTCACTTGGACCTCACAAAATCAATAACTTTACAGCAGCATTTTGTAATTCATCAGAACACTTTTTAAAGACAAAGGGATTTAAGATTTCTTTTTACAAGGTTAATCATGGATGGGTTGCTGAAAATCTTCACAGCGTAAACTATTTTGGATTTTTTAGTTTACCTAACGATCCAGTATCAAGAATGTGTAAGGCAGCACAAGATATAGAAGGGTGCGAAGTTGGAATTTTTAGATACTAATACGTGGTCATTAATTATATTTTTAATTAACTCACTATCGTTACTATCAATAACATTATTATTTTCAAGAACGTCTGTAAAAACTATCCTATTAACAATATCTCTATGGCTAATACTACAAGTTGTATACATAATTTATGGATATTACAGTAATCAAATAGGCTTTACATTGATGGGAATTTTTAATATAATAGTTTCACTGGTTATGACATTTGCACAATTTGGACAAGAGGAAGAAGAATATGAAGACAGTTAATAGCATAGACGAAATGGAACAAATCATAAGTTCTAATCCAGATATGGAATGGGATAACTGGACAGTAGTTGTGTACACTAATGATGATGGATACTATACAAAAGATGGTGTATTTAGAAATGGTAAGTGGATGACGCAATATAGATTTAATATGGTGTCATATGGTGTGTGGAATATTCCAGACAGGTTTATTACACATGTACAAGTTTGATGAAAATAGATCGTGTCTTAATATGGACACAAACTTATTCTTTGAAAAGTATGAAGAAGATCCATTAGTGGCAGAAGGTGTTGACACACTGTGTTCACAATGTCCAGCACAAAGACAATGCCTTGCTTACGCAGTCAGTAATCAAGAGTGGGGCGTTTGGGGTGGGGTTTATTTTGAAAACGGAAAGATATCAAAAGAATTTAACAAGCATAAGAATAATGACACATGGTTTAAAACATGGTCTGGTATAACATTGGATAAGCAAAAATGATGTATACAGAGCAAATGCAAAAAGCATTTAAGTCAATTCCAGCACCTAAAGAATTTAGAGCAGCAATTGTTGACTACGATACTTTTATAACTATAAGATTCTATGAAAGTCAGAGGAGACACTACACAGAGTCAGAAAGATTTAAGTGTGTTCAAT